TTTATGGTATGCCAATACTTGCGGAAAACAATAAACCAAGATTATTATACTATTTACGAAGAAGAGGTTATAGAGGATTTAGCATGAATAGACCAGATAAGATTTGGAACAAACTATCTGTAGCAGAAAAAGAAGTTGGTGGAATACCCAACTCAAGTGAGGATATAAAACAAGCTCATGCGGCCGCTATTGAAATGTATATCAACGACCACGTCGGGTTATTACAAGATGGCACTTATGGTACCATGTATTTTAACGAGACATTAAATGATTGGTCTAAGTTTGATATAAATAAAAGAACAAAACACGACGCTTCTATAAGCTCTGGTTTAGCAATTATGGCCTGTAACAGGCATTTATACAGACCAAATCCAAAACAAAAGAAACAACCAGTAAACCTAAACATATTAAAGTATAACAACAAAGGATTTCAATCGACAATAATAAAAAATAAAGTATGATAACGAACGCTCATATAAACTTTCCATCTCAAGCAGTTAGTGATTTAGAAAAACTTTCCGAAGAATACGGACTTGAGGTTGCAAAAGCTATAAAGCAGGAATGGTTTACCGGTTCCACCTCTAAATATGATGATAATATAAATAATTATCACCAGTTAAGATTATATGCTAGAGGAGAGCAATCAGTACAAAAATATAAAAATGAATTATCTATAAATGGTGATTTATCTTATTTAAATCTTGATTGGAAACCAGTACCTATTGTTCCTAAATTTGTGGATATAGTTGTCAATGGCATGTCACAAAGAAATTACGAAATAAATTGCTTTTCGCAAGACCAGTATGGTGTTAGTAAAAGAACCGCATACATGGAATCTATAATGAATGATATGAAGGCTAAAAATTTTAGCAATCTTGTTAAAGAACAATTCGATATAGATATATTTGATAATGAGCCTGAAACTTTGCCAGATAACGAAGAAGAACTAGCATTACACATGCAACTGAATTATAAGCAAGCTGTAGAAATAGCTGAAGAGCAAGCCATAGATGTTTTGATGGAAGCTAGTGATTATGATTTAGTAAGAAGAAGATGTTTATATGATTTAGTAACAATTGGAATAGGTGTAACTAAAACAACTTTTGATTGGACCGATGGTGCTAGAGTAAAATACGTTGATCCAGCTAATATGGTGTATTCTTATACTGAATCACCTTATTTTGAAGATGTATATTATGTAGGTGAAGTTAAAGAAATACCGATAAATGAATTAGTTAAAGAGTTCCCGGAATTAACAGAACCTGAAATAAAAGAAATTGTAGATAAATCTGGATCAACATTTTATGATCAAGGGAATTACAGAATGAATGCTGATAAAAACAAAATTCAAGTTTTGTATTTTAATTACAAGACACATATGAATGATGTTTATAAGTTAAAGAAATTAAAGAACGGTGGTGAAAAGGTAATTGAAAAGGATGACACTTTTAATCCACCTGTAGAAAGCATGGGCGGTGACTTTAGCAAACTAGAAAGAGTTGTGGAGTGTTTGTATGAAGGTGTATATTTGATTGGATCTGATAAGTTACTAAAATGGAAGATGGCTGATAATATGATGAGATCAGAATCTGATTTTGGTAGTGTTAAAATGAATTATCAGATAGTAGCGCCTAGAATGTACAGAGGTAGAATAGAGTCTATAGTTAGTAGAATAACTGGATTTGCTGACATGATTCAATTAACTCATTTAAAGTTACAACAAGTAATGTCTAGAATGGTTCCAGATGGAGTTTATCTAGACGTTGATGGTATAGCGGAAGTAGATCTTGGTAATGGTACAAATTATAATCCACAAGAAGCTTTAAACATGTTTTTTCAAACTGGTTCTGTTATTGGTAGAAGTTTTACTTCAGAAGGTGATGGTAATCCTGGTAAAGTACCTATACAACAAATACAATCCGGTGGAGGTGGAAATAAAATACAAAGTTTAATTTCTACATATAATTATTATTTACAAATGATAAGGGATACTACTGGATTAAATGAAGCTAGAGACGCTGCAACACCAGATAAAAACGCTTTAGTTGGCGTGCAAAAATTAGCAGCAGCAAACTCAAATACAGCAACAAGGCATATACTACAATCAATGTTATACTTAACAGCTGAAGTAGCAGAATGTATGTCATTACGGATATCTGATATAGTAGAATATTCACCTACTAAAGACGCTTTTATTAGAGCAATTGGAGCGCATAACGTGGCAACATTAGAGGAATTAAAAGATTTACATCTTTATGACTTTGGTATTTTTATAGAGTTACTACCAGATGAAGAAGAAAGAGCTATGTTGGAAAACAATATTCAAGCTGCTATAGCACAACAATCAATTGATTTAGATGATGCTATAGATTTAAGATCTGTTAGAAATGTTAAACTAGCAAATCAATTATTGAAAGTGAAAAGAAAAGCTAAAGCCTCTAGAGATCAACAAATGCAGCAACAAAATATACAGGCTCAAGCTCAAGCTAACGCTCAAACACAACAAGCTGCAGCACAAGCTGAGGCTCAAAAGCATCAATCAAAGACTCAAGCAGAAGCTCAACTAGAGCAAACAAAAAATCAATTAAAAATTCAATACTTACAACAAGAGATTCAAGCTAAAAAAGAATTAATGCAATTTGAGTTTGAATTAAACTCTCAGTTAGAAGGGATGAGACAAGACACTGATAAAGAAAAGGAAGATAAAAGAGAGACTAGAAAAGATCTAAGAGTTGATAGACAAGCTAAGCATCAAATGAATATGATTGAGCAAAGAAAACAGGGTGATGCAGATAAAAAATTTGAATCATCAGGTAATGATATACTTACAGGAGGAGCGAATATGGGAAAATTCGGCCTTTAATTTTTTTTAATATTTTATAAAATTTTATTATGATAGAACTAAATGAAGAAGTTACTGAAGAAGTAACTGACTCTGTTGAAGAAACAACAGATGAAAATCAAGATCAACCCGTAGAAGAGATTACGGAAAATAAAGCGGAGCAACCGCGAGATAATAAAGGTAGATTTAAGTCTAAAGAAGATGACAATGTTATTAAAGTAGATTTAAGTAATCCATCTCAAGAAAAGGAGGATAATATAACAAAAGTAAACGTAGGAGAAAGTCCAAAAGAAGAGGTTGTTAATGAGGAACAACCAGTAATAGAAGAGGTCACTGAAGAAGAAAAGGTAGAAGAGGTGAAAGAAGCCGTTGAGGAAGTAATTGCTGAATCAGAAGCTACCGGAAAACCTTTACCAGAAGGAGTTCAAAAACTAGTAGAGTTTATGGACGAAACTGGTGGTGATTTAAACGACTACGTAAAATTAAATAGAGACGTTAAAGATATGGACGACTCTGACGTATTAGATGAGTATTATAGAAATAAAAAATCTCATTTAACACCAGAAGAAAGATCATTCTTATTAGAAGATACTTTCGGTGTTGATGAAGATGTTGATGATGAAAAAACAATACGTAAAAAAAAGATAGCCCTTAAAGAGCAAGTTGCCGAGGCTAGAGCCTACTTAGACGGGCAAAAGTCTAAATACTATGAAGAAATTAAGGCTGGGTCAAAGCTGACTCAAGATCAACAAAAAGCTATTGATTTCTTTAATAGATACAATAAAGAATCTGAAGAACAGAAGAAAACAATCGAAGCAAGAAAAAAAACATTTTTAAATAAAACTGATAATTTATTCACTGATGAATTCAAAGGTTTTGAATACAAAGTTGGGGATAAAAAATACAGATACAATGTTAAGGATGTTGATAAAGTAAAGACAACCCAGAGTGATATCAATAACTTTGTTAATAAGTTTACTAACAATGGAGATGTTATTGATGATGCTAAAGGTTATCATAAATCTTTATTTACTGCTATGAACGCTGATGCTATAGCTAATCATTTTTATGAACAAGGTAAAGCAGATGCTATTAAAAACAGAGTTGCTAAAGATAAAAACATTAATCTAAATCCTAGACAAACTCATGGCGAAACAAACGTTGGCGGTTTAAAGGTTAGAGTATTAGGTCAATCTTCTTCTGATATTAAAAACAGATCGTTTAAAATTAAAAAGAAAAATTAACTTAAAAAAATTATAAATTATGGCAATTACTAATGGGCCGTTGTTAAATAAAGTTCCGTCTGCACAGCAACAAACTTTATCTAGCAACTATATAGACTTCGCAGGCGGTTCGACTGGCTGGGAGCAACAATACCTGCCTGACTTAATGGAAAAAGAAGCTGAAGTTTTCGGACAGAGAACTATTTCAGGTTTTTTATCTCAAGTTGGAGCGGAAGAGGCAATGACTGCTGATCAAGTAGTTTGGTCTGAACAATCAAGATTACACTTATCATATGTTGGTACAGTAGCAACAGCTGGTGATACTAACGGTACTTTTACAGTAGTAACTGATATCGATGGTTCTGCTGACGGTGAAAATGGTTTCGCTGTGGCTAACCACGGTGTTAGAGTAAATGATATTGTACTTATAGCAACTGCTGGTATAGTAACTAAGTGTTTAGTTGTGGAAACTCCAGCAACAGCTGTTATTACGGTTGAACCATATGATAAAGCAGATTTAACTGGACATGCTACAACTGCTTCTGGTTCTGTTTTATTAGTTGTAGGTTCTGAGTACGGTAAAGGAGCATCATATGCTGATATTACTGGTGCTGCTTCAGCTGAAAAAAGAACTGCACTAACACCTACGTTCAAATCTTACAGTAATAAACCAATCATCATGAAAGATTACTACGAGGTATCTGGATCTGATGCATCACAAATTGGATGGGTTGAAATCACTGGAGAAGAAGGACAAAATGGTTACTTATGGTACTTAAAAGCTGAAGGTGATACTAGAGCAAGATTTACTGATTACTTAGAAATGGCTATGCTAGAATCTGAGAAAACAGCTGCTGCTTCTATTATTGGTTTCAACGGAAGTATTGTTCGTGACGGTACTGATGGTGGAGCTGGTAGCGCTGGTACTGAAGGTTTATTCGCAGCTATCGAATCAAGAGGTAATATTACTTCTGGTGTAACTGGTGTTAATGCTGCTACTGATTTAGCAGAATTTGATGCTATTTTAGCTGAGTTTGATAAACAAGGTGCTATTGAAGAAAATATGATGTTTGTTAATAGAGCTACGTCTCTAGCAATTGATGACATGTTAGCTTCAATGAATTCTTACGGAGCTGGTGGTACTTCTTATGGAGTATTCGACAACGAAGAGGAAATGGCATTAAATTTAGGTTTCTCAGGATTTAGAAGAGGTTCTTACGACTTCTATAAATCTGATTTTAGATACTTAAATGATAAAGCTACTAGAGGAGAAATAAACAGAATTGCAGGATCTGCTGCGATTAGAGGTGTTATGATTCCTGCTGGTACATCTACTGTGTATGATCAGTCTTTAGGTAAAAACTTAAAAAGACCATTCTTACACGTTAGATATAGAGCTTCTCAAACTGATAACCGAAAAATGAAAACTTGGGTTACTGGTTCTGTTGGAGCTGCTACATCTGCTTTAGATGCAATGCAATTACATATGTTATCAGAAAGATGTTTAGTTACGCAAGGAGCTAACAACTTTATGTTAATGAAGTAAAACTATTTATTTATAAGGGCGGTCTAGCATCGCCCTTATATTTTTATTAATTATATTATATATTATATTATGGCAAAGAAAAAAGAAACAACTAAGGTTGAAGAGCCTATAGTTCAAGAAACAGCGGTTGTAGAACAACCTAAGGTAAAAGCTCCTGAAGTAAAAGCTAAACCAAAAAATACTTGGGAAATAAAAGATAGAATGTACTATTTAAAAGGTGGTAAAAAACCTTTATCTAGATCTATTAGACCTGCGAACATACATTGGTTTGATGAAGAAGTAGGTTATGAAAGAGAATTGAAGTACACTTCTAATCAAAGAACATGCTTTGTTGATGAAATGAAGGGTGACCAACGAATGGAGCATATTATATTTAGATCTGGATTTTTAATGGTGCCGAAAGAAAAAACAGTATTACAAAAATTACTTTCTTTATACCATCCAGATAGAGATGTTTTATATTATGAAGATAAACCAGTTGCAAAAGCTAAAAATCAAATTGCTTGGTTAGAAATGGAAATAGAAGCATTAAATGCTGCTAAAAATATAGATATCAATTTAGCTGAAGCTATAATGAGAGCAGAGATTGGTTCTAAGGTATCAGAGTTAAGTTCTAAAGAGCTTAGAAGAGATTTATTACTATTTGCTAGAAGAAATCCTCAATTGATGTTAGAGTTAGCTGCTGATAGAAATATTCAACTTAGAAACTTTGGTATTAAAGCTACGGAATTAGGAATAATCAAATTATCTGCAGATCAACGAACTTTTATTTGGGGATCTAATAATAGAAAACTAATGAACATCCCTTTTGATGAACATCCATATTCAGCATTAGCCGCTTGGTTTAAAACAGACGAAGGTATGGAGATTTATTCAAATATAGAAAAAAGAATGAATTAACAATTTTTTAATTAATATTAATAGCCACTCATTACGGGTGGCTATTTTTATTTAAGTGCTAACCTTTCACTTTATTATGTAACTATAATATAGTAAAATATAAACAAATGGCAATAAATATAGATACGGTATATCAGAAAGTATTAGCTTTAGCTAATAAAGAGCAAAGAGGTTATATAACACCTCAAGAGTTTAATCTGTTAGCGGATAAAGCTCAAAACGAAATATATGAAAATTACTTTCATCAAGCTAGAAATTCAAATGCTAAACCAAAAGACGATGATACACATACAGATACCTTAGAAATGATAGAAGCTAAATTAGCTCCTTTTTATAAATCACCAAATAATGTAACAATAGCTGGTAGTGTAGTTAATTTATTAAACCCAATAGATGGGGCAAATACAAGTACTGATATATATAAATTAATGAGTGTAAAATATAACAGCACTGGTACTGAGTATAAAACTGTTACTGAGGTAAGCCGTAAAGAGTTTGATCTTATAACAGAAGCAGATGGTCAGCCCGGCTCCGTTTTATATCCTACTACGAATAGACCTATATATGTTAGGATATCTGGCACACAAATAGCGGTAACACCAGCACCAGCTAACGGTACAACTTTTTCAATATCATACTACAAAACACCAACACCACCTAAATGGGGCTACGTTGTAGTGAACGACAAAGCTTTATACAATTCTAACACTAGTGTAGATTTTGAATTAGTAATTTCTGAGCAAGAACCATTAGTCTTAAGAATATTAATGTTAGCTGGTTTAACAATACAACGACCTGATGTCACACAAGCTGGTGGCCAAGGATTACAAATGATTAATCAAGAACAAAATAGTTAATTATGGGATTATTAAATGTAGATCAAAATTCATATTATGACACTGCTGATGCAGACAATTGGGGTAATTATCAATTTATAAGTTTGGACAATATTATAACTAACTTTATGTATATTTACGTAGGTGAAAATAAAATAATATCTAAAGTTAATAGAACAGATGTACAATTTCACGCTATGCGTGCTTTACAAGAATTATCGTATGATGTATTAAAGTCTTTTAAATCTCAAGAAATAGAGGTGCCAAACACGTTGTATATGATATTACCTCAAGATTATGTTAATTATACTAAAATAACTAGAGTGGGTACTGATGGTATTGAAAGAATTTTATATCCAACTAGAAAAACTTCTAATCCTTTTGCTATATCACAAGGTGCATCTGGTAATTACCAATTTGCCGGTAATGACTTAACGGAACAGTCACCTAGTAATACATTATCTAATTTTCAAGATCAAACTACATCTAACTATAATTTATATGACATAGAATCTTCTTCAGATGTGGAAATCTCTTTTAAAGGTAGAAGGTATGGATTAGATCCTGAACACGCTCAAATGAACGGTTCTTTTTATATAGACAATTTAAGAGGAAAAATACATTTCGGCTCAGCTTTATCTGGTGAAACTATAATATTACATTATGTAAGTGATGGATTAGGAACTGATGCAGAAATGGTTGTTCATAAATTTTGTGAAGAAGCTTGTTACAAACATATAATGTACGGAGTTTTATCTGGTAGATCTAACATACCAGAGTACATAGTACAGAGATTTAAAAAAGAAAGATTTGCTGAAACTAGAAAAGCAAAAATAAGATTATCAAATATTAAGATAGAAGAATTTACTCAAGTACTGAAAGGATTAAGTAAACAAATTAAATAACTATGCCACAAATTACACAGAACTTTTCAGGTGCTAAAATGAACAAAGATCTTGATGAGAGAATTGTTCCTAAAGGCCAATATAGAGACGCTTTAAATATAAAGATATCAACTACTGACAGTGATGCTGGTGGTCTAGGTAATGTTGGTACTGTTCAAAATATTCAAGGTAATAGACTAGTAACAACAACTTCTACAACAACTTACGACGGTAAAACTTCTAAAATAATAGCTAGTATTGCAGATGAGGGCACTAATAAAGCATATTTTTTTACAGCAGCCCCAGTTCCAAGATTAGGTGGTATAGAAGGTATACCAGTTGCAAATATAACAACAGAAATAGTTTGGATTGATAGCATATTCGAGGTAACTTCTGTTGGTGATAGTAATAGCATAAATGATGGGGCAATTTTTGTAGATAGATTTGCTGTCACTAATACTAAAGCGGGTGTTTTTACAACCTCTAGTGGTGATATAGTAAATGGTTCTACATATAAATCAAATGGAAGTTTCGAATCTACGCCCGCTAATGGTTATGATCAACTAGTGGTTTTAGATGGAACAAAGTATAGAGTTGGTATGCGTATATATGCTATAGATACTAACGACGTTAATTTACTGTCTGATGGTAATAACAATTATGTTGAGATAGTTAAAATAGCAGGTAACATACTAACACTAGCACAAGAACAAACGGTTGATTTAAATACAGCTGTAGCTTTAAAATTTATCCACCCAGAAAGAGTTTTAGAGTTTGATTATTATACTGGAGATGTTTTTGATACAATAAGTTTAATACCAACAGCTTCTATAGACGTGTTAGACAATTTACTTATGTGGACAGATGGCAAGCACGAACCAAAGAAAATAAACATAGAGAGATCAAGAGCTGGTACAACAGATTTAACGACTCATACAAAACTACATGTTAATGCTCCTGGCACTGATAATCCAGATGTTATTAGCGATTTTGAAAACGTTGATTTTGCTGGATTATCTACAGATGTAAAAAGAGAACATATTACAGTAATTAAAAAAGCTCCAACCTCACCTCCTAATATTGAAATTTCCAATAAAGATAGAGATCAAGATCAAGATTGCCCAATTCAATTTTCATTTATCCAAACTACTAATGATGAATCTCCAGATTATGAAGTTGTGCCTAGTATTGGTACTATTAAATTAATTGATTTCCCTGATATTATAAGTCCTAGAGTAGATGACATTTATAGCTTTGTAGCTTCAAACGTTGTTGAACCTATTACTGTAAGAGTTAAAATAATAGATATTGATGATGCTAACCCAAGTTCAGCAACGGTCGAGATATTATTTGCGGATAGTGATTTAACAGTTCAAACAAATCCAAATAATTGGATTGTAAATTTAGAAACTAAAAGACCATTTTTTGAGACAAAATTTGGAAGATTTGGTTATAGGTATCAATATGAAGATAATGAGTATTCTACTTTTTCACCTTGGTCAGATCTAGCTTTTCTGCCTGGTATTTTTTCATACACACCTAGTAAAGGCTTTAATGAAGGGATGTCCAATACTGCTAGAAAAATAATTGTTAGAGATTGGTTACCTACTAATTATACTAGACCTCTTGACGTTAAGACTGTTGATATACTTTGGAAAACGACGGATGATGGAAACGTTTATATAGTTAAAAGTATTAAAAGAGGTATAGATACCGAGTGGATAGACATGGTTGACAATGATGATTTAAGTAACACTGGTGAATTTACTATAACATCAGAAATGATACATAAAGTTGTTGAATCAAATCAATTGCTTAGAGCTTGGGATAATGTGCCAAAATATGCAAAAGCTCAAACAATAACTAGTAATAGACTTGTTTACGGTAATTATACACAAGGTTACGATTTAGATGCTAATATTGGTTTACTACAAACGGTTGTTTCTAAGAAAGGATTATTTCCAACAGCTCAAAAATCCGTTAAGTCTATCAGAAATTATCAATTTGGTATAGTACTAGGAGATAAATATGGTAGAGAAACTCCAGTAATTTCTAACGGATATAAATCAGCAGAAGGACAAGTTATGCCTGGCGCGTCTAAAGTATTAAAAAGTTTATCTAGCTATTCAAACAAATTTAAAATAAAACAAAGCTGGACTAACTCTAACCCAACAAGGATGCCTTGGATGGAATACGTTAAATACTACGTTAAAGAAACCTCTAACGAATATTACAATTTAGTATTAGATAGAATATATGATGCTGGTGATGACAATATATGGTTAGCTTTTAATTCAGCTGATAGAAACAAAGTTGATGAAGAAACTTATTTAGTATTAAAAAATGAACATGGTAGCCAAACTCCAGTAGATGAAGAAGCTAGATATAAAATTATAGCAATATCAGGTGATGCTCCAGATTATATAAAAACAGATGAAAGAGAGTTTGATTTAATACAGATTGACAGCGTGAATGTTTACGGTGGTAACTGGCCAAACACTATGAATGATGATTCAGTCGCAATAACAGACGCTGTACCTGCTAGACTAATAAATTTTAAATCAATAAGAACTAATAATGGAGCCACAGATACTCTTAGTGAACTAGAGTTTAAAGGCACGCCTAAGGTTAGAATTGTTGCTCAATTTACAGATAGTCAAGGTGATTTATACGAAGCAAAAAGCCCTCTTAGAACGGTATCAGGAATGATTAGTGAAGAAGAAGGCGCTCCAGGCGTTAGTATTAGAGAAGTATTTACTGTAGGTGATGTTAACATGTACCAGCGCATACTAACTCAACTACCTGATGCCACTGAACTACCGATTGCTGGCGCAGATGAAAATAGTAACTTTATATATTACATACAACTTGTAGATGCTGTTGTGGAAAACAAACCACAATTTGATGGAAAGTTTTTTGTTAAAATAGCAAAAGATAATACTTTAGAAGCTAGAGTTTTAGGTAATTCTCTAGGTGAATATCAAACTTTAAATACTTATGAGCTTGCATTTATATCAGATGATGCTAGTAATCCAGCTAATGACAATAACGAGTATGCAGGATCTATGGATTATGAGGCGGCTAACTGGGAAACTATTGCAGATTTTACTAATGCAAATATAGAATTAGAAACCGGTGGCTTACCTAACTTTATAAATCTTAACGGTAACTCTGATTCAACGGATTCATTTTGGACAGCATGGTCAAATAACACTAATAGAACCGCTGATATATTTATTGATGCCGCTCCAGCTTATAGTGGCTTTGATTCTGACATTGCTGATTTAGAGGCTGATTTTAATCTTTTTGAGAGCTATTCAGCTATAGATAATGATACATCTTTTATTCCTAGAGGGCTTTCTAATGGTGCACTTGATGGGAGCAATGGAGATGGTCAACTTATATTTTCTGTTATTGGTCCTGATGGTTTTTCTGGTACTAATTCTTATTTTAAAAGCAAAATGCAAACACCAGGTACTTTGTTCAGATTTAGAGATGATCCGAATCAAGAGGTTTATATAGTTAGGGAAAATAGAGGGCCAGGTGGGCAAGTTGTTGTTGGGCCTATAACTATAGAAAGTAAAAATTATGATGATGATGGTTCGGAAGATTATGTAGATAGAACGTCTATAATAGTTAGATTTGCAAGAGTTGGACTTAATGGGCAACCTGTGTTTATTGATGGTAGTCGAGTAGGGATAGACACTAGCATATGGGATCCTAGAGGTACTGTTAAGCATAATGGACTATTGAGCATGACTATAGACTTTGTTCAAAGAGTTTCTGTTGGTAGTTTATCTGATGATTCAATAGAGACTAGTGCTGCTTGTTTTGAGACAGAGCCAAAAGAAGATGTAGGTTTAGATATATATTATGAAGCTAGTGGGGCTATACCAGTTAGATTAAAATTAGATAATATAATATCGTTTACTGGAGCGAATATAATTAAAGAAAGAGCAAGTAGTTTTAGTGTTGAAAGTAGACGATTAGCAAATGACAATATTATAGATATTGACATAACTGGTGAGCCATATGTATATAAAACCTATGGCGATGACGTTATTCAAGTTCAAAGACTTCTTACTGAGGGTTGGTCTAATTTACAAACAATAATTACAGATGGTGTTTCTGACGGCGTTTGTCCAGCTATAAATGATATTGTTAAATTTGAACATAAAAATGGATTAGTTACTAAATCTAAAATTATAGATCATGTGAATTACGAGAACCCGATAACTGTTCCTTCAACTAGATATACTATAGCTGGTTATGGGCTTTCTGTTGAGGCTTTTGCTAATGCTTCTAATATACAAATTGGTTCTGGTGTTACAAATGCTAATAATATTGCGGTTGGAATGCAAGTAACGGGTGATAATGTTATGGATGGTACATTTGTAACTTCTGTTTCTCTTGTTGGAGACACTTATTATATTAATGTAAATCAACAGCTATTAACATTCGGTGGGTTTAATGATAATTTTACATTTATTACAGTTACTGGATATTTTAAAATAGAAAAAGAAGTATGGAAGTATTCAGTTGAGTTAGGTTGGTTTAATTGTTATTCATTTGGTAATGGAGTTGAGTCAGATAGGATTAGGGATGATTTTAATGCACCCCAAATAGATAATGGTATAAAAGTATCTTCTACATTTTTAAACTACGGAGAGGAGAAGAAAACTAGTGGTATGATATTTTCAGGTTTATATAATTCTACATCAGGGGTTAATAACCTGAATCAGTTTAATATGGCTGAGAAAATAACAAAAGATATAAACACTACTTATGGATCTGTACAAGCTATGATAGCTAGAGATAACGATGTTGTCGTGTTCGCTGAAGATAAAGTAATGAGAGTTCAATCTGGCGGTAAAGATGCTTTGTTTAATGCGGATGGTAATCCTCAATTAACAGCAACAAATAAAGTATTAGGAACAACCATGCCTTTTACTGGAGATTATGGTATATCTAAAAATCCAGAATCTTTAGCTACCGATAATTACAGAATGTATTTTACCGATACACAAAGAGGAGCTGTATTAAGATTATCTAATAATGGAATAACTCCTATATCAGACGCTGGTATGAAAAATTATTTTAGAGAAAATTTAAAATATTATATTAATATTACAGGATCAGTTAACGGTGTCGATGACGAATTTAATATTACCTTGCATGACACTTCTAAGTTTAGCGGCTTTGGTTCTAAAACAATTTCTTTTAGTGAGTCAGGCAAAGGATGGGTTAGCTTCAAATCTTTTACACCGCTAGCAACAGCAAATTTGAATGATAAATATTACTCTGTTAAAGATAACGCTATATGGGTACATCATGATGATACGGCTCTTAGAAATAATTTTTACGGCACTCAATATAGTTCAGACATAACGTTATTATTTAATGATGCTCCTGGTTCTATTAAGTCTTTTAAGAATATTAATTACGAGGGTAGTCAAGCTAAAGTTGCTGAATTTACAACCCAATCAGCTGAAGACGCTGCTGGTAATATATTTACTGTTAATGATGGAGAGTATTATAACCTAAATAGTAAGCCAGGTTGGTATGTATCAGATATAACAACAGATAAACAATCAGGTAGCGTTCATGAGTTTATAGAAAAAGAAGGAAAATGGTTTAACTATATAAATGGAGATACCACAACTGATTCTAATTTAGACACGAGTGAGTTTTCTGTACAAGGTATAGGATTTCCATTAGTCAACCCAACGGATACTCAAACACTAGCTTCTCCAACAATTGGGGCGGTAGACGCGGACGGAGAAACATTATAAAATTTAAAACATGCCATATAACTACACAGTATCAACATTTAATTTTACAGAGGCTTTACAAGATGCTGCTTATGCTGGTAACATGATTACGGGTGGTAGTATAACTATTACTCCTAATTCAGGCTACGTTGTTTCAGCTTCCGGTTTCACGGTAGCCGGCTCTTTGCCACCACAGTTTGCTAGTATTTCATTTACAGATACTGCGGTAGCAGGTGAAGTAAATAATACCGTAACTGTAACATTTGTATTTTCGGCATTATTTGAAATGTCTTCTGCTGCAAATAATATAAATATACCTATATCAGGTCATGCCGTCTTAGTCGATGCTAAAAGAATAATAACTTTTGATATTGATTTAATTGATAACACTACAGAAAACGTAAATGGATCAACAGCAGTATCAGGTACTTATGATGCGGGTACTACAGGTAGCCCAATTGAAATAACGAACGTTTTATCTGCTAACGTAGCGGGTAACCCAGGGATAGATGCTAATAACAATATAACAATAGCAACTATAATTTTAACAGCTGATGCTAATAATCATTTTAATAATGCGGCTACAATTACTGTTGAAAACGCTCCAGCAGGGGCTAATTTTATATTACAACTTGTTGAAACAAGTGGCACAAATAGTGATGGACAAAGTACAACAATTAAATATTCCTTAAAACTAAATAGTGAAGTTAGTATACCAAATGGATTAGGTTGTAAAGTATTTATACATTATACAGGTGTTTCTGATAGAACTACACTTACAACATCAAAAAAAGAAATAAAACAAATTATATACGGATCACCTGAAATACCTATTGGAGGTGCTACAAAAAGAATACAGATAGTAGGTGATGTGGGGGCTGAGTTTGATTTAACAATAACAAAAGCTAGTAACAACACTTCTATAATGTCTACCACTTTAGCCAATGCTGATATTATACATATACCGGCTGGATTAATAAGAGGTTTAAACAAAACTTTAACAACCACAGATACTAATCAACTACTTGCATCTTTTGAATTTGAACAAATATTTCCATCAGCTAGTGTTAATGAAATATATCATATAAATGTAACACCTAAAGGTAGTACTATATTAAACGCTAATTTAACACAAACTGCTCCACAAGGTATTATATATCAATATATAAATCCTACGGTAGTTTTTAATACAGACGCTGGTACTGATTACACTGTAACATCTAAAACAGCTTTATCTATTATTGGTAGACCAAATAAAAAACCAGGTAGGCTAAAGCATATAAAAACTATAAAAGAAATATATAGCTTTACTTATGTGTACACAAAAGGTCATGGAACCACTAAATTTACAACAGCTAATGTTCCAACTTGGTCTATGACTGATACTAGTTCTAATTGGGATCAAAGCTCCACAGATCATGGTAATATTGTTGAAATAATTAACATAGCACTTAGCAAAGATGATGAGACTACTCCAACTGTAATAACTGTTACAGGTGATATTATAATTAAAAAATTTGGTACAGCTAATGTAACTTTTAATTTAGACTCTTCAGATTTTTTATCAGTAGATAGCGCAGCACTTACAACACCTTAAATATAATTAAAATATAAACTATGCCAGATATAACAATACAAGTAAAAAGAACAGATTATCCTTCTTTACAAATAGGGGATACGGCGTATTATTCTAATATCACTAGTTCAGCTGGTTTTAGTACTAGTAATAGTTTTACTAAAATAGGTTTAGTAAAAGGTATAAGTAACGCAACGGCTTTAGATGATGGCACGGAGACAACGACCTTAACATGTGAAATAGATGAGGATACAGTAGTACCCACAACATCTGACTTTATATTCTTTTCAAAAGATAATAAAGTTAATTTAACTTCTTTATTAGGATATTTTGCTTCAACTAAATTTGTAAACACTTCTACAGCTAAGGCTGAACTGTTTTCTGTTGGCTGTGAAATAGCTGAAAGTAGTAAATAATAAGTAAAAAATGTAACTATATAATAGTAAAAAATAATATATGGCAACAACTAGAAACGACAAAGAGTCACCTTTTAAAATATGGTCAGCTATCGGTGGTATAGCTGGTGGTATATACACGGCCCATAAAGCTGGTAAAGCAGCTAAGAAAGCAGAAAAAGCTGAAAAGCAAGCAAGAAAAGCAAGGGATAAACAAAGAGATATACTATCAGCTGTTGATACTAGCAACCCATTTGAAGGTATGCAGAATCAATTTGCTGGTATGGAAAATAAAATGGAAGATTTAACCATTAATAAAAAAGAAGCTGAAATGGCATCACAACAGTTTGCTCAAAGTCAATCTAATATTATGGATGGTTTAAGAGGCGCTGCTGGTGGTAGTGGTATTGCTGCATTAGCGCAATCATTAGCACAGCAAGGTCAGTTAGCAGCACAAAAATCTGCAGCTGGAATTGGACAACAAGAGGCTAACAATCAATCTAAAAAAGCACAAGCAGCCGCTAATATACAAACGCAAGAAAGAACTGGTGCCGCAGCTGTTGCTGAAAAAATTGCAATGGGTGAAGCGGCTTCTCAAACAAGAGAACTTAACAAGCAATCAGCTATATTTGATGATGCTGCTAAAGAGTATCAATCAGCTCAAGGAGTAGCAGCTGGAGCTAACGCTCAAAAAGATCAAGCAGTAGGAGGATTAATAGAGGGAGGATTTAATATTCTTGGGTCGTTAGTAGGCGGAGGAGCTTAACATAAATTTAAAATATAATTATGCAAGAAGAATATACACCACAAGTAGAACAACCTGTAGAGGAAATGGAGCCACAAATTCAACCTGAAGTTGAGCCTATAACAGACGGCTCTTTTTTTCAAGTTATGAAAAATGAATTAAATAGAGATACTAAATTTTCAGAAGAAGAAATGGCAGCTTTAAGAGAGAAATTTGAAAATGAAAAGGTAGAATACGCTAATGGTGATAAAGAGACTCAAGCTAAATTAGAGGCTGGAGTGGTACAAACAGGTGAAAGAATGTTTAATGCTGAAGAGTTTAGAAAAAGTTTAGCGAGTAATTTAGATGCTGATTCAGGTATAGGACATAGCCCTACTGAGAAATTAGCTAATTATACAAATGATATGGTTAATATTGTCAACGGTAATAACGAAGTCTCTTATAAAGATAACATGCCTGGTTATGAGCTGTCTGATGGTTGGAAAAGTTTTAATGAAATAGAAGATTTAGTAAAAAGTAGATATGTCGATGAAACGTCTAAATCAAGTGTCCAAGCTTTGATTGAGGATAGTACAAGACAAGCATCAGATATTCAAGCAGGTGAAGATGCTACATTTAATTATCAAAAAGAATACAATAACATGTTAGAGAAGGTAATTGAAACTGGCGACATGAAATCTTTAGCTACGGATAAAATATTTGGCAATAGAATATTTAAAGATGATTTAATGAAATCAATCAAGATGGGTAAGTATACTGATATGGGATTAACTGAGGCTCAAGTTATGGAACTGGATCCTACAAAAGATGGGAAAATATCACATGAAGATGCCGCGATTATAACCTCAAGTATATTACGTGATGATGGCATGTTAAAAAACTATTTAGCAGATTATTATACTAAAGCTATGGAACAAAATTATTATAATAATTTAAGCCCAGAAGTAAGAAAAGTAATGCAAATAAAAAATAAAAAAGAAACATCAGCAGATTCTAGTAATCCATCTTCAAAGAAACTTAGTGGAGATATAGAAACAAATAGTGGTGTAATAAGAAATGGAGTATTTATGCCAAATAAAATAGTATAAATAAATATTAACGGGTAACTAACGATACAGTAATGATAAAATATAAATTAAATGGTGAGACAGTTGATGTCCCACTAAACGAGCAAAAACAGTTTGAAATAGATAATCCTACGGCTAAAAAAATAGAAGTAAATAGCACTACTGAGATTGAAAAATCTAAAAAAGAAAATCAAAAAATAGAAGAATATATTCCACAAACTCAGACAATGCAGGAAAATATTACTCCGCAAATCAACTCACAAGATCAAGTCAAAGAGATAGATTCGTCTCAAAATAATCAAAAAAAAATAGAACCAATAATTGAAGAAAAGGAAGAAGAGATAGTTGAAGAAGAAGTTGCCTACCCGTGGTCAAATACTGAAAGAGACACCCCAAGTTTATTTTCAACAGAAACTACACCTGAGCCTGAAACAGAAGAAGAATTTGATGAGTTAACTGATGAACAGAGAGAAGCTATTGAAAAATTTAACGAAACGCCAAGATCATCTACAGGCGAACCTATAGTTGAAGAACTAAAATATGATTGGGATAGTTATATTCCAGATGTAGACGTTGATTTGCCTCAAGAGTATCAATTTGGAAATCAAGGTCAAGGCATTCCTTATGAAAGATATGAAGAGTATGCTAATGATTTAACAGCAGAACTTCCTAACGCTAGTGAAGAGCGTAAAAAAGAAATAGAGTATTTATTGCCTGTATTAGAGCAAAAGCAAGATTACCTTCAAAGACAAACGCAACAATTACCTGACGCATCTATAATTAAAACTGAGAATATAGTAGGCACTGACGTGGATTTATATTCTAGTGATGATGTGTTAAAATATCAACCAGAATCATATTCCATTATGTCTGCAATAAAATCTGAAGATTGGGATGCTATGTCCGAAAAAGATAAAATTGAACAGATACCAGGTTGGGATTATTTAGCGCCTGAGACAAAAAATAAATGGAATACATACTTTGAGTGGAACAGGCCGATTGATGCTAAGATTCATGAAAGTAAAGGTTATATAGGTGATACTCACAATGAACCAATATTATTTGGTGCATATGATTTAGGTAGTGGAGATAATATTTGGCATCGTGAGTGGGATCAAAAAAGAACATTTTTTAAAGATTTTCTTGATCCTATTAGTGATGAATATTTAGTTGAAGTTGTTAAAACTGATACAAAAAGAGGAGGGCGATTTAGAAATTGGCAAAGAATTGTTGTAACACATAGACCCACTGGACAAACGCATACAATAAGAGAATATAATTCTAATTCTACATTTGGAGATAATAAGCATAGAAAAATAGATACGTATTATGATAAAGACCTAGGTCAGCACGTTCAAACATACAGTGGCGCAAAAAAATACGGAGAAGAGTTAAATAACTTTCTTGTATCAACTATGTCTGAAGGTAGTAAAAGAAAGATGAATATACATCAAAGTTGGATGAATGATTTTTTTAAAGTTACTAAAAAAAATAATATTACTTTGAGTTCTTCAGAACGACAAGATATTGATGATGATTTAGAAGATCAATTAAGTGTCGACATTGATATAGATTCAAGAGCAAGTGGGGCAACTGGGCGATACGTTAACAGTATAAGTGGAGGCTTTGGTATAAGTAAAGACGTGCACATAGGTTATGGATCAGACCCAAATGTAATGATGGGAGAGCGTGAGCCTTTGTATTGGGATATACCTGGGGAGCATTACCAATTTTCTCTTCAAGCAGATGAAACTTACAAACAATATATAGGTAACGAAAATGGATTTGAAACTGTAGACGAGCTTAAAGATTTTCTTAATAGCAAGACTAGAACATTTAAATATCCAGATGGCCGAATTACTGAATCGTCGCTTGAAAAAATAGATTTTCCAATTTGGAGTTTATTATCTGAAGGTGAAAAACAAGGAATGATTGAAAATTTTGTACCAGGAGAACCTATACTAAATCCTAATTACATGCCTTTAGAGGGTAAGATAATTGAACACCCTACTTATGAACAAAGAATAAAAGAGTATGGGGAAAATACTTATCCCAGCGCTATGGATGGAATTACTGAGTATACAAATGAAAATGATAAACCTATAGAGCGCGCTAAAAATCTTTATTTACAAGACGCAGTTGCTAAAAAGGAAGCTGAGAAACTAGAGGACTTTATGGAAAGTAAAGATTCAAACAATTCAGAAGATATAATGGTAAAAATTGCATCTGAGATTTATACTCAAAAAGCTATAAAAGAATTAAAAGATAATCAAGTTCAATTAGAAGGCGTGGTTGAGCAAGTTAAACCGTTAGAAGAGGAGTTTGGAAAGATAAATGATATAATTAATAATGCGGAAGATTACACAATACCTTCTCCAGAAGAAATATACGAAAACGCAAATGTAATTCTTGACCAAGCGGAATACAATAATATAATTGATAATATTATTGAAAATAATCCAATAATGCTTAATGGTGAAGAAATAATATTACCAAAAACACAAGATGAGTATGATAATGTAAAAAATGGAATTGTTAACAAGTACGTATTTCCAACAGAAGAGGAGAATAAAAGTTATTTTGATAATTTACAAGATAAAGTTAACAATGGAGAATTAAGTGTTGAGGCTGCGACTAGCGATTGGGATAACTATCAAAAAGAACTATTAACAAAACAAGACAATCTTTTTAAAGAATTAACAGAATTTGATAAGGAATATAAAAAACAAGAAGAAGTAGTTCAAGGATTAATAGGTGATTTTAAAAAAGAACAAGAGGCTAATAAATTAGACGCAGACAATCAAATACAAATGGTTAAAGACGACATGGAAGGCCACGTTGTTTTGTCTAATGGTAAAAAAATATCTAAACTACACTTTGATAAATATGTGGCCTTGCAAAATGAATTAACTGGTTATTACAAAAACTATGACAATTTATTAACAGAATCAGAGGAGTTAATTGGAGTAATCGAAGACTCTCAAATTCAAAATGAATTAATTCAAAAAAATTATGATGACTGGGAAAAAGCCGTGTACGGCGCATGGTCAACAACGCAAAATATTTTTGGTGGTACCGCTTATGCTCTTTTAGATATAACAGCAACTTTAACTGGGCAATCTGACTCTAATTGGATGGATAGAGTACACAAAAATTATGACGACATGCAACAGACTATTGCAACAATTAGTCAAACATATAAACCAAGCGTTACAATGGAACAAGCTTTTGGTGGTTCTTTAAATCCAATGAATTGGGATTTTGATAAATTATCTACAATGTTTTTTGAAACATCTGCTCAATTTTTACCAGTGTTGCTAACAATGGGTGCTGGAACAGTTGTTGGTACTGCTACTATAGTTGGTAGTGGATATGGTGAAATGAGAAATAATATATACAAAGATTATTTAGAGGGTAAAAGTAGTGTTCATCACAACGCTACACACTCAATGATGCTATCACTTGCTTACGGAGCGGGTGAAGGTGTAGATTACGCTATAGCTAGGCTCCCAGTATCTAGAGCTTGGAAATCTATTACTGGAACTAGTCGAGCAAATCTTAGAAAAGGTCTTGACGGCTTTCTTAATTTCCAAAAAACAGCGTGGAAACCGGTATTAGGTACTTTCTTTTTAGAATCTGGTTCTGAAGGTCTTACTGGAATTTGGCAAAATATGATTGCTGGAAGACCACCTCTTGAAGGTATAGACCACCAAATGGTAGCTGGTGGTATGATGGCTCTTAGTTTTCAGTCAGTACCTTTTATTAAAGGTTCTATAATGTCTACAATGTCTAGCAAAGACACTATGCGTGGTTACAGAAATAACTTAGTAGAAATAAATAAATTAAAAAATGATTTAAATTCAACAACGTTAGACGAAGATACAAGAAAAACTATAGAAGATCAAATTGCTAATTTGCAAGAACAAAATGACGTTACTGTAACCAAAGAATTAGATAAGTTTTCTAATATGAGTCCTGAGTTCACTGAAACGTTCTTTGCTCACATTGTTAAATCTGAAAACTTAAGAATAGAGTATGATAAAGTAATGAATGATAAAACACTTAGCGCTAGTGAAAGAAAATCAAAAATTAATAATATTGAAAGTAAATTTAATGAAAATGAAAATATTTTATTACTATTAAAAACTAACCCTGCTTTTGGTGATAAGTTTGTTGGATTTGAAAATAGTGCTAAGAAAGAAGATAAAGTAAGAAAAAATGAAATATTTGAACAGGCTGAACAAGATTTAATATCTGATGGTAAAAGCGAGCCTAGTGATAAAGCTATAAGAGAAAAAGCTAGAGTAATATACAACACGCAAGAAATAATGTCAGACTATAATAAAGTTAAAGACTCTGACTTAGCTGCTAATTTTAGAAATTATGAAACTGTAGATCAAGCTGTTGATGATATGGATAACATGAATATAGATCCTGAAACAAAAAAGAAGCTAGTTAAAGAAATAAAAAAAGGTGCACATGGTTCTACTGTTTTTATACAAGATCCTAAGACTAAAGAGGTTATAGAAAAAATACCATTTCAGGTTGTTGAAAATATGGCTAAAGATAGTAGATTGGAAACTAGAACACATGAAAAAGGACATGTCATTTTAGAATCTTTATTTAAAGAGAATCCAAAAGCTTTTAATGAAATATCTGATAACGTATTTCAATATCTACAAAACCATGATTTAGGTTCTTACGCTAAATTAAAAGTAAGAACAGCTGGTATGAATAAAGAAGAGGTTCTTACTAATTTTATGGAAATGGTTGCGGATGGAAGTGTTGATGTTAGTAAAAGTAGTAAAAATAAAACACTACCAACAATGATAGCACAATCTGTTAGTAGTGTTTTTTCTAAAAGAACAAATGGTAGCGTTGGTCTTAATTTGCAAGGAGAAAAAGATGCTGTAGCATTTGTTAGTAATTTAGCTAAAAAAATAAAAAACGGAACAATAAGTTTAGCAGATGTTAAGGCTGCCAAAAAAAGTGATGTTGTTAAAAAATTTGAAGATTCTAAAACTGAAAAATCTAAAGGTTTTGTATTATCTAGAAAAACAGCGTTAGACGCTATTAACGATCTTTTGCCTAATAATATAAAAACCAAAAGAGATTATTATAAGTTTATAAGAAACGAAAGAAAAGCTAGAGCTATAAACGAAGCCTTAATTAATCCAGGTGGGGTAATAAATAATTATATAAGAAGTAAGCAAAATAGTAGAGAGGAAGGTGATAAAGTAATAGAAAAAACATTAGAACGTATTTTTAATTTTGACCCAGAAGCTACTAGACAAGATGGTAAAAAAGTTGGTAATCAAGGTTTTGGAGAGTTTTTATTTTCTAATACTAACTTTGCTAAGCTTGATGCTAGAAAGGCTTTATTTCAAGAAGGTCAACAAAAACAAAAAGAAGTAAGAGGGGATGTTGTTGATGATATGGGTAAAACTGTTTTTGAATCTACAGAAACAGAAAGTGGTTTATCTCCAGAAGAAATAATGATACTTAAACAGGGCACTTCCGCACAAAAAATAAAAACTGAAGAAACCTTGTCTAAAGTATTTGGTATTAATGATAATTTAAGATTAAACTTTGAAGAGGCTCTTACAACAGCTTTTGGAACTAAACTTCCAGAAGTTAATAGCAAACAAATGAGAGTGGAGCTTGGTAAAATTATATCAGATAGATTAAGGCCTATAATACAAAAGAAGCTTGGAACGGAACTAAAGTTTGATGAGTTTGTAAAAAATGATCTTACTCCATTATTGAAATTTATAAAAGCTGAAGATCTTCGTCAAATAGAAAGAATGGTTGGTGGTAAAAAGTTTCCTAATGGTAGAAAAATATTTACAACATCTACAAGAATAACCAAAAAACAAGAAATAATAGATCTTCAAAAGAAAGGGTTAATACCTAAAACTTTTACTAAATATGCTCAAGGTTATAATTTGGCAACTAGATTACCTAATCCAAATAGTAAAGAGTTGTTAGCATTTTTTAGAGGAACAAACTCTGAAATAGAATTAGGCTATCAACCACCAGGTTCAATTAAATCTGGAATGCTTGGTGCTAGAAAAGATAAATTAGCTGAATTGTTAACTCGTGAAATAGCTTTTGACCAAGCTATTCAAGTAGCTAAAAGTGTATTACCAAAAATTAAAGCTATTGAAAGTCTTCAAAATAGAAACATAAAAGATAATTATATAGCAGAATTAGGTTTAACATTAGATAGAAACCCAGATGCTGGTTCTACTAATACTGATAATTCATCTGTTAAGTTTTCAAGAAAAGCTAATCAAACTGTTGTAGGTGAAGTTAAAATGTTAACTGATTTTATACAAAAATACGGTATTGAAAATACGATAGATACAGATAACAACTTTTTAATTGATGGTATAGAAGACATGTCGTCTCTTGCTATAAGTACCACTTTAGAAATGTATGATTCTAATATTATCTTAGAAAATGAATCAAAAGGTTTTAAACAATTTATATATAACTCTGACGCTCCACAATTATTAAAAGATCTATTAAAACAACAAGGTAATTTAAGGTACTATACATCATCATTAAATCTAATGCACAGAGATTCTAGTGTTATTGCTAAAATATTAGGACCTGATATAATGAATGCACTAGGCTATGAAATACTTGGATACAAGAATAGATTTATGGATCCTGCTGAGCAAAAAACAAATCAACCAAAAGGAACTAAAGGTGAATTTTATGATAGATTGCAAGATTTAAATAAAGTTGTTAATTCTTTAAATGTAAAACTACCTAAAGGCTTAAAAATAGAAGATGTTAGAATAATGAATAGAAGTAAAGGTTTATTCAAAAAAATAGATAAAATTTTAACACTGGAATCTAGAAGTGAAAAGATAGAAAAAATAAAAGCTCTAGCACCTGAAATAAAAGCGGCTAATAAAGCTAATATACAATTATCAAAACATATTGCTAAAACAATAATAGATTTAGCTAGAAAAGGTCCTAAAAATGGAGGAATAAGTATGTTGTCTGCGGTTAATATTTTACAAGCGCAAACTAGTATTGTTTCAGGTTTTAGAGGTTTATCAAGATTAGATTTAATAGATGTTAGAGAAGGTTTTCAAGCTTTATATATTGACGCAAACGGTGATTATACAAATAATAAAAACGTTTTAAATAAAGGTGGGGTAATAAATACTAATAACCCTCAATTAAAAGAAGCTATAATTTATTATAAAAGCAAGGGTGTAAAAAACCCAGAGCAAATAGCTTTACAGCAATTAAGTTCTAAAGGTGAACATATAAAACCTAATAGCAATACAATGTTTGAGGTTGCTGAGTTAATTTGGAAAGATAATGTTAATATTGATGCTGAATTAGATTTAATATTTAATAACCACTCGCAACTGCTAACATCGAAATACATGGCTGATGTTATAGATGATGGACCTGGAGGTAAAACTAGCGCAGCAGAGTTTAAAAGAATTAACTTTTTAAATGAGGGTGATATAAATAATATGGTTGCTCCTAATGGTAATAGTTTCCAAGATGTACTTATTGATAGAGAAGTATCTAAACTTCAAAAGAAAATTATTAGAAATGCTAATGTTAAGCATTCTAAATCTATATCAATGTTAAACGCTAAAGACAACCTTATAAAGTTTAGTAAAAAACCTAAAACAAAAGGTATGTCTACTTTTGATTTTGACGATACATTAGCTAGAACTAAATCAGGTGTTAGATACACTATGCCAAATAATACTGGTAAACCAACGCCTGGAAAGAAGGTTATATTTTTAGCTGGAAGTGCTGGTAGTGGTAAATCAAATGTTGTAAAACAATTAGGTTTAGAAAAGCAAGGGTTTAAGATGGTTAATCAAGATATATCATTAGAATGGTTAGCTAAAAATAATGGATTACCTACTGATATGAGGGATTTTACTCCTGAACAATCTAGTAAATGGGGTAGCTTACAATGGGAGGCTAGAGATATTGCTCAGCGTAAGGCAACTAAATTTAGAGGTAGAGGTGATGGTGTAGTTGTTGATGGAACTGGAGCGAGTACTATATCAATGTTTACTCAAGCACAAAAATATAAAGATGCTGGCTATGATGTTCAAATGTTATTTGTAGAAAGTTCTTTAGAAACGGCATTAGAAAGAAATAAAGCTAGAAAGGAAAGATCATTACAAGATTTTATAGTTGAACGTAATTGGAAGGCGGTACAAAAAAATAAAAAAGCTTTTAAAGAAGAGTTTGGTAGTAATTTCGCAGAAGTAAAAACTGATAAATTAAAACAAGGTGATCCGATGCCTAAATCTTTGGTTAACAAAATGGATAAGTTTACTAACAGTTATATTAAAGGTAGATTAACGGCAGAGGAATTTGCTAACAAAGGGGGAGAGTTATTAGATCAAGGTGCCAAATTTGATTTTTCAGAATTTAATAAAGTTGTAGATGGAACACCAGGTCCATTACTTAAGAAGGCTAGAAATAGAGCTAAGAAATATGGAACTAAAGACATGTTTGTTTTAACCGCAAGGCCACAAGCTTCTGCTTTTGCTATACAACAATTTTTAAAAGGTCAAGGTTTAGATATACCGATAAAAAATATAACTGGTTTAGCAAATAGTACTGGTGATGCTAAAGCTCAATGGATGTTAGATAAATTTGCAGAAGGATATAATGACATGTATTTTGTAGATGATGCTATACAGAACGTTGATGCTGTTAAACAAGTACTAGATCAATTAGATGTTAAATCTGAAGTTGTTCAAGCTAGAGTTAAGTTTAGTAAAAATGCTAGTAAAGAGTTTAATGATATAATAGAGCAATCAAAAGGCGTTGGAGCTGATGTAGTAATATCACAAGCTGAAGCAATTAAAACTGGTAGACATAAAGGTTGGTGGAGATTATTTGTTCCACCATCAGCGGAAGACTTTAAAGGTTTATTATATAGATTTTTAGGTACCGGCAAGCAAGGTGAACAACATATGGAGTGGTTTAAAGAAAACTTATTAGACCCATTTGCTAAAGGTATAAGATCTTGGAATGTCTATAAACAAGGTATGGTTGATGAGTACAAGCAGTTAAAAAAACAATTTAAAGATGTAAAAAAGTCTTTATTTAAAAATGTAGTAGGAACTAAGTTTACTGTAGACTCTGCTATAAGAGTTTACTTATGGGATAAGGCAGGTTTTAATATACCTGGTTTAGACAATGCAACTAAAGATAAATTAATTGAATATGTTGAAAGTAACACAAAGGTAAAACAGTATGCAGACGCTTTAAGTAAAATAACTAGGTTACAAGATGGTTATATACAACCAAGAGAAGGTTGGTCAATTGGTACAGTTGCTAGTGATTTAAATGATATAGTAAATAGAGTAGGTAGAAAAGAATTTTTAGCAGATTACTTAGCTAACGTTGATGCTATATTTACTCCAGATAATTTAAATAAAATACAAGCATTATATGGCACTAATTTTAGAAAAGCTTTAGATAATATATTATACCGTATGGAAAATGGTACTAATAGAAAAATTAGTCAAGATAGTAATGTAAATGGTTTATTGGACTGGATTAATGGATCTGTTGGTGCAATCATGTTCTTTAATATGAGGTCAGCATCACTACAAACTTTATCTACAGTTAACTTTATAAACTGGACTGATAATAATTTATTTAAAGCTGGTAAAGCTTTTGCTAATCAACCTCAATTTTGGAAAGATTTTGCAATGCTATTTAATTCGGCTCAATTAAAACAAAGAAGAAGAGGACTGCAAACGGATGTGTCGGCATCGGAACTGTCTGCTGCTTTTTCAGATGGTAGAGCTACACCAAGAAAAGTTATTAATTATTTATTACAATTAGGTTTTACACCTACTCAAGTAGTAGATAGTTTTGCTATTGCCTTTGGTGGTGCTTCTTTTTATAGAAATAGATTTAATACATACAAAAAAAGAGGTATGTCTACTAAAGAAGCTAATGATAGAGCTATGTTAGAATTCCAAGAACTTGCTGAAGAAACGCAACAATCATCTAGGGAAGATATGGTATCTCAACAGCAGGCTAGTGTATTAGGTAGAGTTGTATTAGCTTTTCAAAATACAACAATGCAGTATACACGTTTAACTAAAAAATCATTATCAGATTTAGCAAATAGAAGAGGTGACCCTAAATCACATATATCAAGAATAATGTATTATAGCGCCGTGCAAAGTATTGTATTTCTATCATTACAACAAGCATTAGCAGCTTCATTATGGGGTGACGACGAGGAAGAAAAAGATAAAGATGTAAAGCGAGTTCTTAACGGCACTTTAGAGTCATTTTTATCAGGTATGGGTATACATGGTAAAATTGCATCAACTATAAAAAATACAATTGGTGTATATAAAGAACAAAAAGCAAAGGGTTGGAATAGAGAAGATGGTAAAATTTTATTAGAATTACTTAGTTTTTCTCCGCCAATAGGTAGTAAGTTAAGAAAAATATATCAAGCAATACGATCTGAATATTATGACTCAGATGGTAAGCTTAGCGAAGAGTTAGGTTGGCGTGTAGAAAATCCTAAGTTATATTTTTGGTCTAGTATAATTGAAGCTGTGTTTAATATACCTACACAAAGATTAGTTAGAAAAGCTAATAACTTAGAAGAGGCAATAACAGGTAATCACTCTATATGGGAAAGAATACAACTAGGTTTAGGTTGGAGTGTGTGGGAATTAGGACTTGAAGACGAGGACACAGCTGAAGCTAAAGAGCGTATTGCAGAAAAGAAAGCTATAGAAAAAGAAAAAGAAAAAGAACAAAAGAAAATAGAAAAAGAAATTGAAAAAGAAAAAGAAAAGATAGAAGAAGAAAAGGAAAAGAAAGAAAAAGGTATTAAAACTGTTAGATGTTCAGGTATAAGATCTAACGGTGAAAGATGTGGTAACACAACTGAAACAGCTGAAAAAACTTACTTGTGTTATCACCATATGGAATTCACAGATGGAGATGATAGAGATGGTGATGGGATTAAAGAATATAGATGCACAGCTATAAAAAAGAATGGTGATAGATGCAAGAACAAAACTGAGAATGAGAGCAAAAAATGTTATGCTCACCAATAAACGTGTGATTATAATAAAGAAACAATAAATTAAAAATATGGTAAATTGGATAAATTCTTGGAAATCAAGTAACAAAAAAAATAAAATAGACTTCACATTCAGATTTGGATGGTTAACAATATGGGAGATAAAGTGGTGTGCTGCTTGTAAAAGTGATGATACATGTTGCAAGAATAAATTTAGAATAATGTTGTTAAACTTTGGATTTGAAATAGGATCATGAGATTTATAAACAGCGCTAAATTAGAATATAGAAAAGCTATTAAAGATGGTGATGTTATTAATAAAAGTAAAGATAATACTATAACAACGCCTACTGATGGTACTACTATATCTTTTAGTGGAATGGCAGAAAATCGTGGAAATTATAGTATATTAATGACGGTAGTAAAAGCTGGCGTAACAAAAACTTCAATAATAGCATTGAAATAATGGCTGGAATATATAAAAATGTAGCAACTGGTACAACCACTTTAATAACAAAGAAAGGCGGTGTCAGTGGTAATATAAAAAAAATATTAATAGCTAATGTTGATGGTCATCAGGCTGATAACGTTTGTGTGTTCTTAGAAGATGAAACAGCATCTACTAGTACTGACGCTGGAAATGTTAAATATCATTTTATTAAAGATGTAGATATACCATACGCTTCTACTTTAGTTTTAGAAGACTGTTTAAGCTTTGATTCTAAACTGTATCATTTAAGAATTACAACACAAAACGCTTCAGATGGTGGTGCGGCAAATTTAACTATAATAATAAAATAATGAAATTAGAAGTAATTAGATTTTCAAGTGGTACAGATAGTACTAATGGAATATTATTAGAAGTAATAGAACAAGGTAACGATATAGATGGGTTGTGGCAACAGAAAAAATTTTTAGCATACACATTAGAAGATGAAAAAAGAGATACAAAAGTTCTTGGAGAAACGAGAATCCCAGATGGTGATTATAAACTGGGTCTTAGGAAAGTTGGAGGATATCACGCGAGGTACACGAAAAGATTTCCTCACATACATATTGGTATGCTGCATGTTCTTGATGTTCCTGGCTTTGAGTATATACTTATCCATTGTGGAAAC